TCCGTCTGCAAGGTGCTGTAGATCGCATCGCGAATTGCATGCCAGACCGCCGTGCCATCGAGATCGGCCATGCACTGAGCTATGCCGCGCTCTTTGTCCTGCTTACAGAACTCCCAGCTGTAATGCAGCATGTGACAGGCCGGCGCCTCATTCGCCCCGCGCCCCGGGCAGTGCGTGTTCTCGCTCGCGATCGAGACGGTGTTCACCCAGTCGCGGCAGAGGTTCTCCTCGGAGGAGTGCGAAAGAAACAGCACTTTGGGCTGCGGCAGCTGGCTCATCGCGTTCATGACGCCCGTCTCCGGGCCGATCGCCACATCGACGAACTCGAGGAGCGACATGGTCTGGCGGATCGAGTACTTGCCGCTCTTGCAGTGCACGCGCGGCTCCTTCTCCCAGCCCTGTTCCAAGATCTGCGCATCGGTCCCGCCGACCATGATCACGTGAGCGTCCGGGAACTCGGTCAGGATCGAGGCGATGGTGCGATCGAGGCCGTCCCAGGTCTTGTGCACCGAGCTACCCGCGAGAGCCCACAAGACCAGCGGCGCACCGCCCAGACGCGCGCGCTCGGCCTTGGCCCACGACCGCTCGGACTCCCGCGGGTAGAACTTCACCTGCGGCTTGTGCGGCACCCCGGCGAGCAGGTGGCTCATTTCCACGTAGTTGTGGTTCATGTAGCGGTGCCGCGCCGCCGGCGACCAGGTGTGGGTGATCTTGTTCGGGATCGACAGGAGCGATCCCTCGACCGATTCACTCAGCTGCACCCACTTCTCGTATTTGGTCGCGTGGTACTTCCAGTAATCGCCGAGCATGTGGTTCGGCACCTGGTCCTTGTCCTGGAGATAAAACTCATCGATGTTCGGGTCGAATTCGATGATCGAGTGGCCGGGCGGGGAGGTCATCAGGGTCACGTGGTAGCCCTGGGCTTTGAGACCTGCGCACACGCTCGAGGTCTGCAGGAGATCGCCATACGCGCCGTAGCGCACCACGCACGCGCGCCGTTTCGGCTTGTCCTTCTGCCAGCTGAAATGGCAGGCGGTGCGGCGCTTTTGGAACACGAAGTAGAGCGAGTACTCGATGCCCTCGTTGCGTTTCTGGAAGTCGACCAGGTCCCAGCCGTGGCCGGTCTTCTTCATGAGCTCGACGACCTTGTCGTAGCTCACATTCCAGGCGTGGTCGGGGTTGGCGCCCTCCTCGCCCACCTTCGGGTACTCGTCCTCATCGGGCACGTAGAGCACGAGGTAGCCGTCGTGTTTCAGCACCCGAAACCATTCTTTGAGGGCGTCCAGGGCGCTGTGCTTCTCGATGATCATGCGCTCGGCGAGCGCGCGCTGGATCACGTCGGTAAAGGTGCGCGGGTCGGTGCGCTCGAGCGGAATGTGCTCGAGGAGATGGCTCGAGAACACAAAGTCCATGCTCCCGGAGGCGAACATCGGCAGGTCCGCCGCGGACTCGACCCACACGTCCGCGTTGATCGGCTGATTGAAGAGCGTGCGGTCCTTGCCGTTATCCACCCCGATGAAGTGCGGGAAGGTCTTCTGCAGCCCGCAGCCCAAGTCCAGGCCCCGGCCGCGCGTCCACTTCACGATCTCCCACTTGATCTTGCCGGACTCGTTCCCCAGCGGACCATCGATCTTCCAGACCATCGCGCGTCTCCCGTGTTATGCGGCACTGCGCAGTCTAGCAATCGAGGCGCTTCACCTCACGCAGCTTGCACGACCCTCGGCTTGACCACGCCCACGAGCTTCGGATTGAACGCCTTCGGGCTCCCGCGCGGCTCATCCCGCAGGTACTGCTTGTTGCGCCCGAACTGATGGCCGCCCTGCACGTAGGCGACATCGGAGTCGCCCACCACCAGGCCGTAGGGCTCCTCCTCGTTGAAGATCGGGTCGCCATCCTCGTTCAAGCGCGGCTGGTTCGGCTCCGGCGCCTTCGGCTTCGCGCGCAGCGCCGCGAGCTCGGCATCGATGGCGGCCAGGCGGGCCTTCAGCATCTCGTTGTCGGACTTGAGATCCTCGTTCTCGGCGAGGACTTCGGTCAGGTCGGCATCGACCGCGAGGTGGGGCTCGGGGGCGACGGCGGTGTTCTTCGGCTGGGCCATGGTGGGGCTCCTTCAGTCCCAGAGGACGTTGTTGACGCTCGTGCCGGTGATCACGACCACCAGGCTCCCCAGGAATCTTACACCGATGCCCGCCGGCGCCGCCTGGATCACCTGGCCGGCCGAGGCCGTGGTGAGCGCGGTCAGGGCATTGGTGGTGGTGGTGGTGCCCGAGACGACCACATCGAACGCCTGGATCACCGGCGCGGTGCCGGAGATGCACACGATCCCCTCGAACACCCCGCCCGGGCTCGAGCGGCCGGTGGTGAGCGTGTTGGTGCCGGCGGTCTGCACCGCATAGGAGGCGAGGTCAATCGCCCCTTGCGCGCCCGTGACCGGATCCACGCCGCAATTGCCGACGGGCGCGTTCTGGTTCGGCACCGGGTACGGGGGCCCCGCCATCTACATCCGATCCAGCATGTTGTTGCGCTCGACGAAGCCCTCGACCCCGTCGACCTCGATCGAGTCGTAGAAGGCGTCGTTGTGCTCGCGCGTGTACATGTCGTCGGTCGGCCGCAGGGGCTTGCGATCGAAGCCCTCTTTCAGGGACTTCGCCGTCACATCGTCGGTGACCTGGGTGCCGCTCCCAAGCGATCCGCCGAAGGGCTCGCGCTTGATGTCGGCGACCTCCTGGCGCTCGATGTCCATGCCGGGCGGCAGGCGGTTGTAGCGATCGGTCTTGAAGGGCTCCCAGTTGCCGTTCGGCGCGCGCGTCTGCAGGCCCTTGCGGGTGCGCGCGCTCTTGTCCGACACCCACCCGCCATGGGCGTCATCGTTGGTGTTCTCAGGGTTGTCGACCTGGAACTTCTCCTGGACGATCCGCGACACGGTGGGCTAATCCCAGCCGTCGCCCGGGTAGGAGAGGCCGCCCGAGTAGTTCATGAGCTTTTGCGGCCGGATGTCGGAGTTTTTCTGGTCCTCGATCTCCATGCCCGGCGGCAGGTAGTTGAACATCGCCTCGAGGCCCGACGGGATCCCCTTGGTATCGATGTAGCCCGAGTCCTTGATGCCGACCATCTCGTTGTTGACCATCTTCGAGGACTTCGGCAGCACCCCCTCCGGGTGGCCCTTCTCCTGCTCGCTCGCGTTCATGCCGGGGTACATCTTCATCGCACTCTCCTCCTTACGTGACCACAGGCGCCTGGGGCGTCGTCTGGATCGAATAGTCGACCGTCACCACCTCGGTCGCGGTCGCGTCAGTCCCGGTGACGACGTAAATGTAGTCACCAGCGTTCACCGGCATGCCCCCATAGCCGCTCGTGCCGGAGTTCGTGTTGAGCGCCCACTGCGTGAACGCGCCCACCTGGTTGGTCCAGGTGCCCGAGGCGTTGTACTGGCCGGTGAGCGGGAAGGGGCCCATCGTCTGGGTCGCCAAGGACACCGAGCTTCCGGCAAGGGCGGTGTTGTACACCCGAATCACCGAGAGCTGCTGTGAGGCGATCGCGATCGAGGAGGTGCCGTTGCCCGGGGTGAACGTGTAGGTCGAGGTGCCCGCGACCGTGCAGTAGGCGTTCAGCGAGAAGAGCAGGAGCGCTGCGTGCGCGACAAACTTGCCGCTCGTGCCGCCCGAGCCCGCGGTGATGTTGCCTAGGTTCAAATCCCCCCGCAGGGCGGCGAGGGGCGGGGAGATGAGAAGCGCCATGGCGAGCTCCTTACGCCGACACCGCGCCGACCACCGGGGCGATCGAGACGTGCAACGTCGCGATGAAGGTGGCGGTCGCATCGGTGCCGTTCTGCACGTACACCTGATCGCCGATGTTCAAGGGTAGCCCCCCGATGCCGGCCGCGACGCTCGGGTTGTTCGGTGCGGTGAAGGTCTGCGTGCCCCACGCCATCGTGGTATTGGTGCCACCCAAGGTGTTGACCGCATAGAGCCCTGAGGCGCCGTTCACCACGTTCGGGCTGTAACCGAAGATATTCGGCTGCGCGCCCGTGTTGAGCGAGGTGCCCGCGATGATCGCGAAGTTCGCGACCGTTTGCGTGTTCATGGTCACGGCCGTGCCGGTCGTGTTGGTGTTGGTGATGTACACCAGGCTCGCACCATAGGCGGGCGAGAGCGCGGTGCCGTTCACCGTGTAGGTGGAGGTGCCGGCCGCGACGGTCAGAAACGAGACGCCCCAGAGGACCATCTGGGTCCAGGCGACGAACTTCGAGAGTCCGCCGGTGCCCGACGGTAGGCCGTTCGCGCCGGCGGCCGTGGTGCCTTGCTGCACGCCCACCCGCACCAGCGCATTCGCCTCGTCGTAGCTGATCGAGCGCGCGAGATTGTTCTGAGCCATCGTCCTTCTCCTGCCGCCCCTGGCTTGTCGGTGCCCTTCTCAGCAGGCGGGGAGATCGGCCCCCGCCCCGGGCTGGTTTAAGCTGGTTCAATTAAGCAGCACTGTCCCACTTCACGATGCGGGTGTTGATCGCGATGGTGTGCACGATCCCGTAGCCGCCGAGGTAGTACCAGGCGATGCCCTTCGACCGGCCGAAGTCGGTCGGGATCTTGCCGCGCATCTCCTCCGGCACCGCGATGCCCTCGGCGACCGTGTCGTTGCCGAAGAAGAAGATCCAGTCCGATTGCCCGTTGGTCCACTGCACCATGTCGCCGCCGGAGGCCACCGCGATGCCGGTGCTCCCGATGCCCTTGGCGATGTTGGTCTGCTCGATGTAGCGCACGTTCTCGTAGCGGCCGATCTCCCCGTTCATGATCAGGTTAAAGCCCGTGTCCGAGTACTGATGGATCCCCTCGAGGGTGTTCTTGAAGGTGCGGAGCGTGGTCGGCCAGGCGAGCGAGTAGTAGTCGTCCGCGATGTAGGCGGGGATATTGCGCTCCTTCATCGCATCGACCACGGCCTTGGCGTGCGCGTTCGAGTAGGCGACCGAGTTCGTGCCGGTGACCGTGCCGTTGGTGTAGAGCGTGATTGCGCTCGCGCTCGTGCCGCCGACCGGGATCACACGGATGAGCGTCTGGTTGAATTGCCCCCAGACCATGCGGTCGAGGGTCTTCACCGTGTCGTTCTTCAGGCCCTTCTCGATGATGCTCTGGACCGGGAACTTCGACAGGTTGTCGAGCCTGCCGCTGTACGGGATCGAGTTGCCCGCCTCGGTGATGGTCAGCGTGCCCTGGGTGATGGTGAGGTTGGTCTCCGGCATGGTGTTCGTTTCGATGAGCACCGCGCCGACCTGCGCCACATCGGACACCACGTCCCAGGTGAAGGTGTCGCCCTTCTTCTTGCCCTGCTGGCTGATGTCGTGGACGTCGGCGAACTGGCGAAACTTCACCAGCGGCTGGACGTTCATGCGAAGGACGTTCGAGAGCTGGCGGGCGTAGAAGTAGCCGCCGAGCGTGTTCACCGACCAGACTTGACCTGCCATGTGCGACTCCCATCGGGTCGCACGTGGCTATGCGCGACCCGCTATCCCGGTAAGCGACCGTGTCGGATGGCGCGCTGCTGTCCGCGGGCCTTGGCCATGCGGTCGGCAATCGCGCTAGGCGACTCCTCCTCGTCGTCCTCGGGTTCGACACGGGCAGCTCGAGCTGCAGCACGGGGTCGGTCCACGAGGCTGCGCTTGCGTTCGGCTTTGGAGGGCTCTTCCCGAGGGGCCTTCAGCATCGGAGCGAACTCCGCGCGGATCTCGCGGCCGATCTTGCGGTACGCATCGATGATCTGAAGGTCGGGCTCATCGCGGGCGAGTTGCCCTAAGCGCATCCGAAAGTACCGGCCGAGACTCGCGTGCTGAAGGATCTCGGCCTGCTCTCGCTCGGCCTGATCGATCGCGCGCTGTGTTGCCAGTTGCTCGGAGACCTGCCTCGAGACGTCGACGGGAGTGGTCGATGGCCTCGATTTGATGGCAGATGCCAGGCGCTTTACCGCATCACTGTCACCGAGTGCTGCCGAGGCGATGACTTCCTCGAGCTCCCCGTCGGGGATCTCGCTGGGCGTGTCCTTGGGTTGGAGCGCCAGCTGCGTGGCCTGTTTTACGGCATCGTTCGCCCGCTGTAAAGCCACCTCGACCGCTTCGGTCTTGCTTGCCGCGGTGCGGAGCTCCTTCAGTGTGAGCCACTTCTCCTTTCCGTTGACGATGGTCAGGTAGTAGGTCACCCCGTCGACGACCTTCTCGTCGCCGGGCTCGCTGCGGCGGTCCTCCGGCTCCTCACGCGCCTGGCGGCGGGTGCCGCCCTGGTCCTCGTCCTCGGCCCCTTCCGCCTGCAGGCGCCGCGCCTCGGCCTCCTCCGCGCGCTGCCGCTCGGCGGCGATGCGCTCCTCCTCGAGGGCCTCCTCCGCCTCGCGGTCGGCGATCTCGGCCGCCCGCTCGCGGGCTTCCGGTGAGTCGTCGAGCTCGCCCTCGGCAAACCGGCCGGTGGCGGTCTCCCCGTCCGTGTCCTCGAGGTCGCCGGAGCGCCGGCCGTCGGCCGAGCGGGCGATCTCCTCGATGCGCGAGAGCCGCCGGCGGTTCTGGTTCTGGTTGATCTCGGCGGCCTTGCGCCGCGCCTCGGCTTCTTCTTCGGGGGTCATGGCCATGGGCTAGCTCTCCTCCTGCTCGATGATCGTGCGCGCTTCCATCCCGCGCTGCACCGCATTGCCGAGCCACTGTCGGACCTGGCTCGCGACTTTAAACTTGATCTGCAGCATCTGCATCTTCGCGACCTCGTGGGCGTCGCACTCGGCCATCGCCTCGGCCGCCTCGCTCATGTCGAGAATCGCGCACTCGAGGATGTACTTGCCGATGCGGTCCTGCTCGAGGAAGTACTCGACCTCCTTGCCGAAGGTCACCAGCTCCATCTGGATATTGCGGTCGGTCGCCTCGCTCACTGGAAGGGCGGCGGGCCGCTCGCGGTCGCGTTGTCGATGAGCATGCTGTAGTCGGCCCAGGAGAGCCCGAGCTGCGCGACCAGCAGGCGCTCGAGGTTCTCGGCAAACCGATGCTGCGCGGCGTAGGGGCAGTCGGGCACATCACCCGGCTCGGCCGCATCCGCGTGGTCCTTGTCCCACTGATCGATGGTCTCGAGCTTGATCCGGGCGCGCTTCACCAAGAAGTACTCGACCAGCTCGTGGATCAGCACGCAGGCCTCGGCGCGCCAGTCCTTGGCGTTCGAGATGCGCACCTGCAGCACCCCGTCCTCGTCCAGGTAGTAATCGCCGCAGGTGTCGTAGCGCTGTTTCCCGTGGGGGATGGTGCGGACTTCGATCCTCAAATGATACCGCCGGCCTTGAGCTGCGCCTCGAGCGCCTCGGTCTTGGCCGCCTGGCCCTTTTGGAACGGCATCCACTCGGCGTGGTAGCCCCCCATCGGGCTGTCCTGGGCGAGCGGCAGGCTGCAGGCGCTGAATGGCTGGCCGTTGGCATCGAAACCGCCGGCGTTGATCAGGGTGTCGCTCCACACCTTCGCGATCAAGGCGGGCTCAGGATTGCTCGGATCGACGGATCCCGAGCGGCCGAAGACCAGGACGACTCGGCCAATGGTGGGCGTGATCATGCTGCTTTCCCCTTCCCCGGCACGTTAGGTGACGGCTTCGCGGCCTGTAGTGCCATCTGGCCCGCTTGGCTCTGATTCTGTTGCTCGATCGCCTGCTGGCCGCCGAGCTCCTGGGCCTCGCGCGCGGCCTCGCGCTGGCGGTCCATCTTCTCGAGCTCCATCAGGTGCCCGACCAAGAGGTGCTTGCCCTCCTTGGCATGGGTCTTGTCGGTGGTGATCAGCTTGGTGAGATTGTTCTCCCGGCCGAGCTGCAGTTTAACCACGTTCGACTCGTGCCGGTCGTGTTTGGTGAGCTCGGCCTTCTGGAGTTTCTGCTGCAGCACCTTGACCAGCTGCATGAGCTTTTGCTTCTCCGGATCCGCATCGCCCGGCAGGAACCTGAGGCCGTCCTGGTAGCCCGCGAGCGCCATGAACTCCTTGCCGACCTCCTTGAGATCCAGGCCCGGCGGGGGCGCTTTGCAGACGTTGGCATAAGAGGTCACCGCCTGGCTGAAGCGTTGCATCTTCATCACCGGGTCGGTCGCGCCCATGCCGATGTTGATGTTAACCGCGATGCGCTTCTCGAGGATGGCGTCCGTGACCTCGTCGACCCCGAAGCGCTGCGCGATCTTCGCCTTCTGGCCGGCGACGGCGAGCAGCACCATGTCGGACTCGTAGTACTGCTCGAGCAGCACCAGTTGGCGCAGGCACGGCAGGAGGAAGGTCTGCACGTAGGTCATGAGCGCGTACTCGGTCATCATCAGCGCCGGCGACTGCACCGCGTTCACCGTGCGGAAGGACTCGCGCGGGTTGCGGCCGCCGGGCCCGAGCTGGGTCGGGTTGAAGTTGCCGAGCAGGCTATCGAAGTCCGCGTCCACCCGCGCCTGCTCCTCGTAGGCGCTCTGGGTGATGTCCGGCCAGCTGACCTCCTTCACGTCCTTCTCGACGTCGTTCACCATGGTCACGCCGCCGGGGACGTTCCTCACCAGGCTGGTGGTGTCGACGTTCGCCGAGCGCTTCGCGAACCAGCGCTTGTTGAGCACCAGCTTCACGTTGTCGGAGCGCTGGTTGCCGATGTCGTTGGTCTCCTCCTGGAGGCCGCGCCCCAAGGTCGGCAAGGAGGCCGGGATCGCCTTGTGGGTCTCGATGTTCCAGGTGCCGACCACGTAGTCCCGATCGCCGTGCCAGACGTTTGCCTCGAGGGGCTCCGGGTCGGTCAGCATGTAGCGCGAGCCGAGCATGTACCACTCGAAATCCTCGCCCTGAAAGCGATGGATATGCCGGTGCACCCACACGATGTCGTACTCGTGCACCTCGCGGTCCTGCTGGCTCGCGTCCTGGCTCTGGTTGGTGCGCGCCTGGCGGGTCGAGTCGTCCGAGTTGTCGCGCGCCATCAGCAGCTGGTCTCGCCCGAGCTTTTTCCAGCGCTTGCCCTTCGGGTTGTCGCGGCGCATGCGCTCCTCGACCTCGCCCAGGTACATCGGGATCTCCTCGATGAGATACGGCGAGGTGCCGACCACGTCGTACCAGCAGGCCGAGGGGTCGAAGCGGAAGTTCTCGAGCGGCACGAGCTCCATCACCGGCTCGTCCTTCTGCACCACGTACTTCTTGTCGCGGCGGGTGAGGCCCTGATGGCACCAGTAGATCTTCGCCACCACCAAACCCTGGGCCATCGCGTCCTGCAGGCCGCCGATCGAGAACTGAAACCAGGGGATCGACACGGTGAGGCGCTGCTGCAGCACCTCCTTCATCACCTCGGCCGAGACGATCTCCTCCTTGTTGGTGCCGTCGACCGCTTGGGTCTCGATCAGGTCCAAGTTCGAGAACAGCGCCGCGCAGAGGGCCGCCTCGTTCTTGCGCATCACGGTGCGGGTTTTCGGGCGGTAGAGCTTGGAGCGCTTGTTGAAGGTCTCGGAGTTGTACTTCGAGTCCGAGGCGTGCTGGTTGTTGAAAGCGCGGAGGCTGTTGTCGAGGTCTTTCCGGTAGTTGTTGTCGAAATAGGTCGTGCTCGAGCGAAACGCCTTCTTGCCGATGTTGAGCCAGTCGGGCTCCTCGCCCTCCGGGATCTCCTCGACATCGCCGTCCTCGTCGACCTCGAGGTCGCCCAGGTCGTTCTCGTCGAGGTGCGGCTGCGTGCCGCCGCCGCCCCACTCGCCCAAGGCGACGATGTCCGAGCCGCCCTCGTCGCGCTCCTTGCCCATGTAGTCGAGCGGCGCGCGGCCCTCCTCCGGGTCCTCGATCGCCGGCGGCTGCGTGCGCCAAGGGAGGGAGGCGCGGGCCATCAGCCCTTACCCATGCCGCGGATCTGCTGGCCCTTCATGATCGTGTGGTAGAGCTCTGGCGGGATCGTCGGGTAGAGATCCGGCACCACCGCGCCGCGCGGCAGGCCGAACGCCTCGAGGAGCGCGCCGGCGAACTTGACCGCGGTCTTGCACGCCTCTTGGACCGTGCCGATCTTGTTCCGCGGCAGGAGCGAGCAGAAGCCCTCCTTGCCGGTCGCCACCGTCACCGTGTTGGTGATCGCCACGTGGGTGATGCAGAGGTTGTGGTTCTGAAAACCTATCATCCAATAATGCCCGGGATAGTGAGTTTCCAGCTCTACTGCGATCGCCTTGGCAATAGCCAGATCATTTGATTCGTCGGGGTTGCCCGGGTTGATGTGGACTATCTGATTCATGGCTCGTCGAACTGCCGAAAGCGCATCAGCGGCTGCACGTACATGCGCAGGACGTTCGAGAGCTGGCGCGCGTAGAAGTAGCCGCCCACCAACGAGTTCACGCTCCACACGTTCGCGTCGACCGCGGCCGCCATCTCCTCGGCGATCGGCTGGATGATCTGATCTTCCCAGTTGCCGATCGGTGCGCCGTACACGTCCCACGAGAGCCTGTGCGGTGGCAGGAAGAAAACGCGGCCGGGGTGGAGCAGCTCCTCGGCGAGCACCGGGACTGCCAAGGCTGTGGGGAGCAGGGCCTTCAAAAAACCCCGGCGCGTGAAAGATGTGGGGCTTTGGAGGGAGATGCCTTGCGGCGCGTCCTCTACCCTCATGGATTCCGCCAGTCCCGCGCGGGGCGAGAGGGATGCGGATCCCCACAGCCTACGTAGCCGCATGGCTTTCAGGCGCTTTTGCCGGCGTCCTTCGGGTCAGCCTTCGCGGGGTCGACCTTCGTGGTCTCGCTCTCGACCGGCACCCACTTCGGCTCCTTATCGGTGATGTTCGGGTGCGGGTCGTGCCGCTGGTGCAAGATGCCGTCGATGAACTTCAGGTGAGCGGTTTTCTCGAACATGAGTTACTCCGGATAGCCTTCGGGGGGAACGTAGCCCGGCCGCTGGTAGATCCCAGTCGTGCCGATGTCGGTCGAGTCGAACTTGCGGACACCCCCGCCGAAGACGTAGACGGCGTGGTCGGGGGCGTTGAACGCGGAGCCCCACTCGCGTTCAACCATCTCCTGGAGGCTGAAGTTCCGGGTGGTGACCTGGCGGCCTAACGTGGGGGAAAGGGGAGGCAGCGGCATCGTTTGAGTCCCTTTGTTCTAGCCTTCATCCGGATCTAGATCGTACATGTGTTGGCGCTCGGCGTGTTGGTCGCGGAGCTCACGGTTTTCCAGAAGTAGCCGCGCCATGAGCTCGTTGGTGTAGCGATCGCATTTCTGCTGCACCGCTACCTGCAGGCGGTCGAGCTCGGCGTCGGTGAGATGGGCCATTACACGATGTCCGGCTCGAGGCTTTGCTGATCAACAGCTTCCGGGGCGATTGGGTGGGCATCGTAGATGCGCGACGTTGCGTCGATCAAGTCCTTTCGGCCGCCGAACGGGTATAAGGACATCTGGATCCGCAGCCGCTCGGCCACATCGTAGATGCGCTTCTCCTGGTCCAGGCGCCGGATCGGCCGGGCGACCCGGTACTCGTAGCCCGCCCCGATCATCGAGCGCTGCAGGCGCGTGTAGCGCTCCTCGTCGGTGGGATACGGCAGGTAGAAGCGGTGTCCCTTCACGTCCGGCACCAGGCGCTGCACGCGGTCGTCCTTGCCGACCTCGCCCTGTTCGGGCCACTCGAGCTCGATGATCTCGAAATGGTTGCCCTCGAGCTGCTGGCGGTGCTTGAAGTAGTCGAGGTCGGCGCGCGCGCCGAAAGACTCGTAGCCGGCAATGATCCCCACCACCCCGGGCTCGCGGTTCCACTTGTCGTAGAGCTCGCTGAAGCGCTCCCAGCGCTCCATCAGGTCCATCTGGTGATCGTACCCGTCCAGCAGGTATTTGTTACCGGCGGCATCGATGCCGATCACGACCATGGCGGTGTTGGCGCTCGTTTTCTTCTTCGAGCGCGCCGGGTCGCAGAGGAGATACACCTGCAGAGTCCGCGGCCGCACCTCGTAGACCTGCAGGTCCGTGGTGTTGAACATGCGCTGGCTGCCGGCCAGCGGGTTCAGCAGCATCTGGCAGGCGAGCGTCGAGTCGAGCATCTCGACCTTCTTCTTCGCCCAGGCACGCCTGGATAAAAGCACAGGCCGCCCGTCCTTCTGGCCGTTGTGGGTCGCCGGGTAGATCCGCGGGATGGCGGCCTTCCTGTCCATGATCTCCTGGTAGGTGTCGGCGAAGTGGTAGCGGGTGCCGACCGTCCACACGCGCCCCTCGGCGGTCCCGAGGTTCGAGCTCATGCTCCACCCCTCGGTGGTTTTCATGATCTGGTCCGGGGTGTTGACGCTCGCCGGCACCACCACGTCCTCGTAGATCCTCAGCATGAAGTGCGCGCCGATCGGCGTGCCGTCGATCAGGCCCCACGCCTCGAGGGTGCCCTCTTTGGGGTTGCCCTTGCGCTTGACGACCAGGCCCTTCTGCACGCTCCAGCGCTCCGGCGTCTCGCCGTCGGCGTACAGGATGTCGGGGAACGCGGCGCGGAGCAGCGTGTTGCGCTCGAGCTCGAGCTTGATCTGGTTCACGAACTTCTCGGCGATCGCCTTGGTGTGGCTGAAGATCGCGGCGGTGATCTCGGGGTTGCGCAGGATCTCCTGGATGCAGCCGGTGAAGGTGATGATCGTCGACTTGTAGTGGTCGCGCGCCCAGAGGTCGATGTAGCCGTCGGGGTTCGCCTCGACCTCGCGGCAGCGGCGGTAGATCCAGGGGTGGAGACAGTCGGTGCGGCCGAACACGCGCACCAGCAGGTAGAAACGGTCAGCTTTCGCCAGCTCCCTCACTGCTGACAGGTTCTTGCCCCCCTCGTCCATCGCCACCCAGGTCCTTATCAGGTCGGGGATCGGCACGATCGGCAGCGATCTTGCGGAGTCGGTCGTAGTAGGCGCCGAGGAGCTCGGGTTCGGCGGCGACGGCAATGCCGACGGGCTTGCCGCCGGGCCCGGCGAGCTCATGGCTCACCGTCTCGCGCCAGCCCATCTGCGTGGCGGTCCACCACTTGACCATCGAGGGCACGCCTTTCTTGGCCTCCTGGTAGGCGACGCCCGCGACGGTGAAGCACGCCTTCGCCTTGCCCATGTCGAGCTGCGCGCGGTAGCGCTTCCGTAACGTTTTCACGGACTTGACCCCAATCAGCACCGCGATCATCTCGTGCGGCATGCCGATGCCGGAGGCGTTCTCCACGGTCTTGCGGCTCTCGTCTGTGACCTTGTGTGTCACGCGTCCTCATGGGTAGGGGTATTTTTTGCCGCCTCCGCAAAGGTCAGCCCGCTGATGTGCTTCGCCGTTTTGCCCGTGTAGTCCTGCCAGCGCTCGATGATGACGTCTGCGTACTTTGGATCCAGCTCCATGATCCGGCAGCGCCGATTGGTCTTCTCGGCCGTGATCAGCGTGGTGCCGGATCCGCCGAAGGGGTCAAACACGAGGTCGGTCTCCTGGCTCGAGGCGAGCATCATGCGCTCGACCAGGGCGACCGGCTTCATGGTCGGGTGGAGCTCGGAGCGGCTCGGCCGCGGCTCGCGCAGCACCGTCGAGCGCTGCGCCGCAATGTACTTCTTCAGGAGCGCCCGGCACTCGGTGGCGAGCAGCTTGTCGACGTTCACATCGTCGTCGATCACCGTGGTCTGGGTGTAGTCGCCGGCGAAGTAGTGCCCCGCGCCCTCCTTCCAGCCGTACAGGATCGGCTCGTGCTGCCAGTTGTAGTCCTGCCGGCTGAGCACCCCGGATTGCTTCACCCAGACAAGGACTTGCGCCATCTTGAAGCCGGCGCGCTCGAACGCCTCGGTGAACGCCCAGCGCTCGGAGTCGGCGTGTGCGACATAGATCACGGCGCCGGGGCGCATCGCCCAGTGGGTCGCCTGAAACGCGCGCAGCAGGAAGCGGTCAAAGTCGGCCGCGGCCTGGTCATCGTTCAGGATCGTGCCGGCATCGGCCTGGTAGGCCACGTTGTACGGCGGGTCGGTCCACACCAGGTGCGCCTCGCCCTCGCCCATCAGCCGCTGTACGTCGGCGAGCGCGGTGGCATCGCCCACCATCAGCCGGTGGCGCCCCAGCACCCACACATCGCCCACGTGGGTCACCGGCCGGTCGGGCGGCTCCGGGCTCGTGTCATCCGCGGTCTTGCCGCTCCGGGTGGGGGCGTCCTCGCCGATCAGGCCGCGGAGCTCAAACGCCGAGAAGCCGGTCAGGTCCAGCTGGTAGCCGGCGGCCTTCAGGTCCAGGAGCTCCATGGCGAGGAGCTTCTCGTCCCAGCCGGCGTTTAAGGGGATCTTGTTGTCGGCGATCGCATAAGCGCGCTTCTGGGCGGCGGACAGGCCCGCCAGGATCAGCACCGGCGCCTCGGTCATCAAAAGCCGTTCTGCGGCCTTCACGCGCCCGTGGCCTGCGATGATGCCGCCCTCCTCGTCGATCAGCACCGGGTTGGTCCAGCCGAACTCCTTGATGGAGGCGGCGATCTCCTCGATCTGCTCGTCGGAGTGGGTGCGCGCGTTCTGGGCGTAGGGGATCAGGGCCGCGAGGGGCCGTTGCTCGAGGCCGACCAGCACGGGCTAGCCGCGGTTGCGCTTGACGGCGGCGTTCGCGATGCGGATCGCCTTGCCCTCGTCGCCCGACTCCTCGAGCACCTTGTTCGCCACCTTCGCGAACTGGCGCTTTTTCCTCGGGGTGGTGGCCTTCTTGGTGTGGCGCTTCGCGTCGGATGACTTCCAGGGCATGGGTTAGCGCTCCGGGATTCGGTCGTTGATGATGCGCTGCGCGATGCCCATCAGCCAGGACACCGCCTCGAGGCGGCTCGCGAAACCGTGAAAGCTGTCGCCTTGGATCCCGATCACCACCCCGTCGGTCGCGGGCGTCAGCTGCCAGACAAGCTGCAGCGGCCCGCAGCCGGGCGGGTAGATGTCGTCCGGGAAGTTCGGGCCGGACGCCGTCGCGTGGCGCGGCGGTCGACGGGTGCCTGGCCGGGCGCGCGCCATACCCTCGATCGTCTGATGGGTGTCCTCGGCCTCGGGCTTCTTGTCGTGCAACCGCTCGTTCGCCTCGGCCTCGAGGCGATCGAGGCGGGCCTGCAGGGACTTCACGTCATCCGCGAGGTTCTGGTTGCGGGCTTTCAGCATCTCGTTGTCGTTCCACAGCTGCCGGTAGCTGATCTTGGCAGTCTTTTTCGCCGTCATCGCGGTTCTCCCGGTCCCCTGATCGGGGAACTTCTTTGGCTACGAGGGCTTACGTCGCTGCAGAGGCAGAGCGGGTTGAATTGACGTCACCCCGGCCGGCGGGGTTTGCCCACCGGCCGGGGGACGGAAATTCAACGCCTGCGTGCAGCACACTGGCTGCGGCGTTGAATGTGAGGTCGCGGCTAATCAAGCTGCGCTCGATAGCCGTTGTAGGCGGTGCGCTGCGCATAGGCGTCGCGCTTGACGTGCTGGGCGAGGCGGGCGGGGAGGTCCGTGTTCTTCCGGTGCTCGATCGTCGCGTCGAGGTCGTAGTCGCCGGACAGGTTCGCCACATCGCGCCAGCCCTTCGGCGCGACGATATGGTTCCCTCGGTGGCCCATGGCCCGCATTTCGCTTTTCGTCATGGTGGAGCGTTTTTAGCCTCTTGAGAGGCTCCTGGCAAGCCCAGACGCGCAATTTCGGTGCTGGTCGAGATTCCGGGCAGGCGCGGGATGACGATAATCGGGATGGTGTCCCAGGCTTCGCGGCCGGCGCTCTTCCACCCCGGCACCCGCATGAAGAGTGCGGTGTGGAACTCCGGCGCGTGGTCGGCGCCCTTGAACACCACGTCCGGTCGAATCTCGGCGATCAGGTGCTCCTCGCGTCCCTCGAAGGGGATCACCGCAGAGGCGATCGTGCGCACGAACTGCATCCGCCGCGCCCACGTCCACACCGGCCGGTCGGGGCCCTTGACGCGGGTGCAGTAGCGGTCCGAGTTCACCGCCACGATCAGGTAATCGCAATGCTTCGTGCACTCGCGCAGGAAGTGCTCGTGGCCGGTGTGGAAGAGATCGAAGCAGCCGTTGGCGAAGCCGATGTTCACCGCGGCACCTCGGCATCAGAGGTATATGCATTCATCCCAGCAACTCCAGGTTGTGCTGCACGCCGTTGGAGCCGCACCAGCGAGCTGCCGAGCCGTGCGCCTCGATGCGCTCCATCATAATCAGCGCTCGCATCTCGCGGCTGCGCGGCGCATAGGGACCGTTCCACGCCTTGTCGATCCCGACGTTGCGGGCGACGTTGCAGCTATCGGCGGACGCGAGCGGGAGGTGGCTGAAGATCACCGGATCGAGCATGCGTAGGCCATGGAGCTTCGTGCGCGGCATTCCATTGGAGTCGAACAGCACCGCAGCCATCTCGGCGATGCGCCCCCACCAGGTCTCTGAGCCAGGATCTGACCACTTGCCGGATGACCCAATGGCAATGCGTTGGTAGCGCGACACCAGGCGCTCCAAGCGCTCCAAGGACTCGTGCATGTGATAGACCGGGACGCCCCCGATGATCGGATGTGGCCAGCGGTGCAGGATCATATCGTTGTCGCCTTCGGTCCCGTCGATCACATCTGGGATCACGCACCACTCGACGGCGGGATGCTTTAGCCACTTCGTGACCCACTCAAGGTAACCGTCGAAATCGTGCTTCTTGCCAGCTCGCCACGCCGAGAATGCGCCATTGTCCAGGACGACGGACTGACACACCTCGGCGGCGACTTCGATCTGTCGCGGCTCTTGGAACGACACCATCACATGGCGGCCGGCGAAGGCTTTCACCATGTCAGCGGCTGGCGTCATCGGCAGACCATGGTAATGGATCAAGGCTTCGTTTCTCCGCTGTCAGTAGGTAGATCGCCGCAATAGGCACACCAGACCCGGCCGCCCTCGTCGTCGTGTCCCGGGCAAGTCTTCAATGCCAAGATCCAGAGGCGATTAGCGTTAGCATCAAGCAGGCCAGCCGAATGCAAAGCCCATCGAGCGCCGTCCGCGAACTTCATGCTGTACACATGGTCATCGCGGCACATCCTGTGCGCCTCGCGCATGATGTCATCAGCCTCCACGCTCATCGCCTCCATCGGGAGTTGAGCGAATTACAGTGACGAGTTCTGCGGCCTCGCTAATCGATATGAATGTCTTCTCAGGGTCATCGCGGATATAGGCCGTTGCTGTCCACACTTCATCAATGATCTCGGCGGCAAACCACAACTGCACGCGCTTTATCTCGGTTTCGGAAATGCCTGGCGCCTTGAGCGTCACGCCGGGAACTTCGTATATCACGCCAAATAGCTTCATGGCTTCACCTCTCTGTTTCACGAGCGGCCCCGCCACGCCTCCCACTGCTCGACGAGCACCCAATAGCTGCCGTCGTGCCCCTCGAAGAGCGTGGGCACACCGAGGCCGCCGGATTTGAGCGCTTCGATGTCCGCCGCATCTATCACTTGGCGCAGGCGTTCGTTCGGTGAGCTCATGCGGCCGGATCCGGCGGCTTTGCGTTGGTCGAGACCACGGTGAGCTGGGTTACCGAGGCGGGCTCCTTCGAGCCTACCCAGGGGCCGCCGGACGGCTTGCCGATCACCTCAAGCCAGCCGATGCAGCTCGAGAACTCGGCAATCACTCGCTCGCCCTTGACGAAGCGGTGCACGCCGGACACCTGGTCGTGGCTGTCGCATTCGACCTCGACTAAGTGCATCGGCGTCAGGAAGACGTGAAACTTCATCCGCCGGCCACCCGGATGATCTCCTGCAGCGCATGCCCCTCGTCGGTGGTGCCCCAGCCGCCGCGGGCGATGGTCAAGATCTGCTCGAGGCGCGCCTTCATGCGGTCGTTCGAGGCCTCGAGCATGGTGATCTGGTCGGCCTGGGCGTTGCCCGACTCGACCAGCTGCACGCCCTCGCGCTCGAGCGTCTGGTAGTCCGGGCGATCGGGCGGCAGGCCCATCTTGTCGAGCGGCGTCTCGCCGACGGCGTCGCGCTGGTGCGGGTTCACGCCGTTCGACTTGAGCAACACCTCGAGCTGGCTCTGTAGGTGATGCACCAGCTTCGACATGGCGCCAATGTTGTCCTCGCTCCGGGCGCCCAGGTTGTACCGCAAGTACTCGAGCTCGCGCAGCGTCGGCAAGATCGCCTTCTCGCGGAATTCGCCGATGGCGCTGTTCAGCCGGCCGACATTGTCCTTGAACTCGCGGAAGTCGGCGGCGATCTGGCCGATATCCGACTGCACGCGTGAGAGCGCGGTCGAGGCCATGAATTCTCCGAGCATGCGCTGCATGACCGCAGTGTCGGGCAGCTGCACCTGGATATCCGGCTGCGGAGGGCCGCGCACCACCACGTCCGAGTTCTTCTTCCGTTTGAACACCTTTACCTCCGGTTCTTCTTGCGGGCGGCCTTCACGATCTGGCGGCGCACATCGTTCTTCTTCCTCTTTTTCGTGAACGCCCGAGTCTCGCCGGCGAAGTGCGCGAAGCCCGGCGGGCGGATCAGCACCTGCTTGGCGCGCGTCTGGGTCACGACTCGCTCGGCACCAGGCGCACGCAGTCCTCTGAGTCGTCGTGGGTCGAGGCCTCGACGATCGTGCCCGGCTCGAGGCAGCGCACCCGATGCGCAAGGCCTGCCGGAATCGTCAGGTGCATGCCGGGCCGGTACGTCATCGCGTTGCCCTGCTCGCCGTGATCGATCTCGAACAGCCCCGAGGTCACGTAGAAGGTCTCACGCTTCTTCGGATGGTAGTGCAGGCTCGAGGCGACGGGGCGCGTGTAGACCAAAAGCTTCATGCAGTACTGATCATTCTCGAGGATCAGCTCGTACCCCCAGGACTTCTCGATCCTCATCCGGCGAGCTCCTGCAGTACGGACAGGGGGCAGACCGTCGTGCCCACCTCGCCGACCACGAAGCCGGCGGCCATATTGGCGAGCTCGCACGCCTGGTCGAGCGTGCCGCCGGCGGCGACCGTCGCGGCAACGAGCGCGGTCACCGTGTCGCCTGCGCCGGTGACGTCGAACACATGCTTCGCCTGAGCAGGGAAGTCCCGACCGACGGGGTCTCCATCGGAATACAAACTAAGGCCCGCTGAGCCGCGCTTGACGATCAAATGTTCTGCTGGCCACCGATAAGTCAGATGATCGAACACCTCCAGGTGATTGGGACAAATGACCGTAGCGCCGGCGTACTTGGCCCAGGTCGTGCCCTTGGGGTCGACGATCACAGGCACGCCCAGGTGCATGTAGCTCTGGCACCAGGCCTCCGAGAGCGCGCCTTTGCCGTAGTCGGACAGCACCACCGCATCGGCCGGTGCCGGACGCTCAGTCGGTAACGGCTTGAGCTCGACCCGGCGATCAAAGTCCACGCGAAATAGCTGGTGCGAGCCGACGAGATACCGATGCTTCTCGGTCCAGGTGGTCGAGTCCAGGCTATAACCCGCCTGGACAGCGACCCCGAGCTCGGCCAGCTGGTTCCACACATTGGCCGCGCCGCCCAAGCGTTTATCGACCCGCTCCTCGATGAACACCGGGACCGGTGCCTCCTGGCTAACGCGCTCGACGCGGCCGAAATGATAGACGTCGATCATCGGGTCGCCCGCGACCAGAATGTTCAGGTTCGAGAACCGCCCGAGGAGATCGCGCAGGGTCACTGGAACAGGCGCCCGATGAAGCGCCACTCCTCGCGGAGCCCGAGCACGAGCGCGGTCAGGAGCAGCCAGGCGAGCGCGGTCACCACGGCCACGCCGCCGACATTGCGCCAGTCCCAAGGTACCCGCTCTGCCGGCGCGGCGACGTAGACCGGCGGGTCATCGTCCTCCTCGAGGTCCAAGTACTTGAGCTCATCCTCGCGCTCCTGGCTGTTTGCGACTTTCATGTCCCACTCCCTCCCACTCGGCCAAGTAACCGACGATCACGGCTTGCGCCGCGACCCACCCCCGAGCCACTTCGCAGCGCCAGCCGAGCGCCTGCATGCGGCTCTTGAACTTTTCCTGGTCCTCCGACACCACCCCGCCGCGGGTGCGCTTCATCTCGAGCCAGAGCCCTGCGCAGCGCTTCTGCCAGAGCGGCACGGGCAGGATGTAGTCGAACACCCCGGGCTTCAGGCCCTTCTCGCGAAGCTTTCTGGCAACGACCGCGCCGGCGCGGCGGTCGGCGCCATGATAGGCACCGTTCGGCACGCAGACCAGCAGGTCCGCGATCTTCCAGCCGGCGTAGCGGGTGACTTCGGCCCACTCGAGCAGCCACTTGCACTCCTGGTCCTCGCTCGGCACGGCGAGGAGGCGTGTAACATTGGCGACGGAGCGCGCTGCCTTAGGTCCGGGTGACTGAGCGCGCAGTCGCATGCCCGGGCCACCCCTCATGACCGCGCCTCGAGCTCGAGCGGCGCCCCACAGCGCCGGCAGGTGCCGTGGTCGGGCTCGTCGGTCACCCCGCAGTACTTGCATGGCACGAGGTGGATCCGGGTGCGCGGCGGCTCCCGCGGCGGCTGGTACTGGCCCGCTGCGCCGAGCGCCGCCGCTGATATGATCGCCGCCGCCGTCACTCGCCCTTGCGCCCCTTCTTGCGTGCGTGGGCCTGGATCTTACGGCCGGTGCGCGACATCGTCTCGTCGATGTCGGGACTGCCGGTCGACGGGAGCTCAGGCGGCAGGGGGTCGATCGGCACGCCGTCGCCGGCGCTCTCCTGGTGGTCCAGGGGGAGCTCGGGCTCATCGTCCGCTTCCTCCTCGAGCTCGGCCTTGAGTGCCACCGACACCTTGGCGTTGATGAGCTCCTGGGCCGAGGGGTCGCCGTTCTGCGGGTTGACCTGCAGGGTGCAGGACATCTCGGTCATGGCGCCTCCGAGCGGCGTCAGGTAGATGCTCTTGATCTTGCCGTTTTTGTAGGTGACGGTGCGCACGCCGCCCGAGAACTTGATGGTGGCGTTCTCAAACTTGTGCGAGATCGCGAGGGGGCCGAGATTCATGAATCGCGGCACGTACTGATCGCCCTCCATCTTGAACAGGCCCTCGCCGGCGGTCTCCTCATCGGTGACGGCCCGGAGCTCCTCCACCGACAGGATGATCCCCGAGATCGGAATGTCCTGGCCGGGCACCTCGTCCTTGCCGTGCATCTCGGTCCGGGTGTTCACGCTTTTCCCAATTTTCGCGGGCCGCTTGGTCAGCTGCAGCTTCTGCATGTAGGTCTCTCCAGGGTCGTTTGAGGGCTTCGAGGCGGTTCAATTTTTTTCGGTCCAGCCGCGCTCCGCGACCCGGGCGAGAGCGGGGGTCTGCGAGACGATCTCCTGCAGGCCCCGGGCGATCATCACCGCGGCGCGCATGGTCGAGCTCTCGGCAACCTGCGGGTGCTTGAAGGCGAGTTGAATGGTCGCCATCAGGCACCAGGCCTGATACTTCGAGAGCTCGAGCTCGATCGGCTGCGGATCCTCGAACAGCGCCTTGAAGTCGCGCACGAAGTCCTCGGGGATTTCCTCGCTCATCCGTGGCCCTCCTGGTCGGGCGAGCCGCGAAAGCGCGCGATCTGCTCGGTAAAGAGCGTCACGATGTCCTCGCGCGCGGCGCCGTTCGAGATGTAGTTGCAGCGTCCGGCGTGATCGTTGAAGGGGAAGACCAGCAGCACAAAGCCGGTCTTGCGCTCAGGGCCATGGCTTTCGCCGTTGAAGATCTCATCGAGCGCCTTGGCGAGGGCCTTCATCTGATCCTCGTACTGCGGCTCGATCGGCTGGTCGCCCAGGGTGTGCTCGATCATTTGCGTTTCCGGTGCTCATTGGCGTTCGGACAGGTGGCGAAATGTGAAACGTGCCGCGGCGGCTCGCACTCGGCCGCCTTCTTGAGCAGCGTCATGGCGATCGCGGACACTGCCACACCGCCGCGTCGGCAATCTGATCGGCGAACTGTTCGTACTTGTTCACGCGAGATCCGCCTGGAGCGGTAAGCCCTCGTAATGGCGTTGCGCTGCATCACGCGCGTCGCGCGGCAAAAGAAACGGGCCGCAGAGGTGCTTCGGAGCGGAGGTGGGTGTGGCACAGAGCTCGAGGGAGTAACCGATCACTTGAAGGTCCGGATCCTCGCGTTTGACGATGCGGTACTTGCCGGTGGTCTCGATGATGCTGGTGGTGGTCTCACGCTCCCAAAGCAGGGACTTTGGCCCCACGGACCGGTCCGCCACGGGTTTGTTGCGCTGGATGCGCGCCTGGACCTGTTCAAACGTCAGAGCCATCGAGCCTCCTCCTGCCCGCTGCCGCGAGCAGATGCATCGCCGTTGTGCCCATCGCCTCCTCATGCGCCTTCATCGCCCCCCGGTAGGCCGCGGCGCTCTCCCCGGTCACGCGGGTCCGAAAGCACAGCGCTCGGGCGTGCGCCTCGAGCTCCCGGTCTTCCGCCGAAACGCTTTTAGCGTCTCTGAGGTTCATTGACGGTTCTATGACGGTTCGAGCGGCACGTGGTGCAGGTCTTAGCGGCACGTGGTGCAGGGTAGCCTGCACCACGTGCCGCCTAACCGGCACCAGGTGCAGGGTGAAGAGACTCGCATGGCGGTGCCTGTGGATAACTTCGATATGCCCGCCGGCGGCGAGACGCTTCAAGGCATTGCGCACTGCACGATCGGAGAGCTGGGTGTGCTCGCACAAGGTCGGCACACTCGGCCAGCAGCGCCCCGTGTCACTCGCGTGGTAAGCCAGCGCAAACAGCACCGCCTTGTCGGTCGGGCTCGCGGTGCGCACCGCGGCAGCGGCTTCGATCAGCTTGATGCTCAACTCATCCCCTGTCAGCGCACATCGTTGTGAGATCACGCTGACAGACGCTCGGACCGGAAAGGCGGGGGTGAGCGAGGGGGCTGTGGCAAAATCGCTGCCAGCCGGGGTGCGCGCTTTCCGCTCTCCGGTCAGTCGCGAAGCTTTCGCGTGCCGGCGCCGGCGAGGTTTGCAGCTTCGCCGGCGCCTGGATTTATGCTCTAGGTTGCGCATTACGTCAAGCCGCCAGGAGCTCGAGAATCGCTGCATTTATATACAGGTCATCCTCGTTGGCGGGCTCGAGCGCGCCGCCCGGGAAGAGCCTGGCGATGAGGTACCCTTGATAGCTCAGATGTGCGACGTAGCCCGCCGGCACGAGCTCGTGGCAGCGCCGGGATGCGGGTATAGACGGTCGGGTCCACCTTGAGCTCGCCACGCGTGAGCTCCTGCAGCTGGTGCGCCCTGGCTAGGGGCACACGGTCTTTCACCTTCCACTGGGCGACCGCCTGGTCCTTGATCCCGAGGGCCCGGGCGATGGCGCGCGAGCTCCCGAAATGGGCAAAAGCGGTCGAGAACTTCATCTCACCGATGGTACGTGCGTCTCACTCCTGGTTCAAGCAGTCGCTTGTATTTTGTGCAAGTTGCGCTTACATTGGCAGCACGTCGAAACCTACAGGAGTACACCTCGATGAATGACGCCACCCTTCACGCCTTCCGCGACCTCGCCGCCTCGATGCAAACGGCGCCCACGACCTGGCAGTGGATCGGCCCGTACATGTCCCAGCGCATGTTCGGCATCACCGAGGCGCGGGCGAAAGCCTACGCGGCGCGCCACGGCGGTGAGGCTCGGCCGATGGAGGTGCGCTCGTGAAGCAGTACCTCATCCTGCTCGAGGAGGGTGACGGTCAGCCGTTGACCTCCTTCGATGCGTTCGGCATGACCGAGGTGGCCGAGGTGATCAAGGCGGCGCGCGAGGACTGGTCGCACTATGACACCCTGCGGTTTCGGGTGAAAAACGAGTCCGGCGAGTGTGTGATGGACCGCACGTTTCGCAGCAAGCATCGCAAGTGCCCGAACTGCGGCGCCGCGATGCCCAAGGGCGCGACGCTGCACGGCTGCGGCCAATGAGCGCCATCATCCGCGACAAGGACGTACAGGTGGTGATCGGCGCGCTCTACGTTGCCGCCGAGATCTATCTGCGCGATGCCATCTCCTCGCGCGTCTGCAACCTCGACACCCCGCTCACACGCCAGTTCCTCGAGCAGCAGGAGCAGGCCCTGCGCGTTGCGGCCGAGCTCGAGCGCAGCGGGTGCCTGCCGATGTTCTTGCGCAAGCAGGCCGAGTGATGGGCTTCGTACTCTGTACCGGCTGCTGCGCCGCCTGCGGCCGGCTCTTCACTTTCAATCCCGTGCGGGTGCCCTCGATGCGCATCAATGGCGTGCGCGAGCCCATCTGCGAGCCCTGCATCCGCGCGGCGAATGCCGATCGCGTCAAGGCGGGCCTCGAGCCCTTCCACGTGCCGGGCGATGCGTATCAAGCGGTCGATGAGAGCGAGCTCGGATGAGCGCCGAGGAGCTCACGGGCAAGCCCAAATCGCCCGACTGCTTTCACTGCGAGATCGCCAATCAGGTGCAGGCAGCCCTGAAGCGCTCGAGCGCCGGCACGGTGACGGGCGCGCTCCTGCAGACTCTCTCCGAGCTCATCGCCTCAACGGCGCCGAATCCGGAAAGCGCCGCCGAGCTCGCAGCCGCCATGCTCAAGCGCAGTGTTGAGCGCGATTTCGCCGAGTTCGTGCGCCTCGGGCGCCGCCAGCCCTTAGGCAAGCGCCTGTGAGCACCGAGATCATCGCCTCCGCGGACCTGCCGATGACGGTCGCCTCCTTGCGCGAGCGCGCCGGGCACGTCCAGGCGCTCATCAAGGACTTGATGGTCGAGGGGGTGCACTACGGGGTGATCCCGGGCACCTCCGAGCGCTCGCTCACCAAGCAGGGCTCGGAGCTCCTGCTCTCGGCCTTTCACATCGCGGTCGAGCCCGAGATCGAGGACAAGTCCGACGCCGATGCGGTGCGCTTCACGGTCAAGGCGCGGGGCGTCCACATGGGGACGGGCGTGGCGATCGGCTGCGGGATCGGGCGCTGTTCCTCGAACGAGGAGAAGTACAAGTGGCGCCGCGCGGTGTGCCGCGAGGAGTTCGACGCCACCCCGGAGGCGCGCAGGCGGGTGAAATGGGGCCAGGACAAGGCCGGGCGGGTCTACCAGGTGCAGCAGGTGCGCACGAACCCCGAGGATCTTGCGAACACAGTCCTCAAGATGGCCAAGAAGCGCGCCCAGACCGATCTTTGCCTGACCGCTCTCGCCGCCTCTGACGCCTTCAAGCGCCAGCCAGCGCCGCCAAAGCCCACCCCACCCCCTGGCTCAGCCAAGGATCCCGCCCGCGCCGCTCCTGGGGCTTCTAATGCGGCTACAGGCCCTGTGGATAACTCCCGTCCTGTGGATAAGTCTGTGGATAACTCACGGCAGCGGGCAGCGACGAGTGCGCAGATCGGCCTCTTGCGCCAGCGCCTCGATCGCGCCGGCATCGCCGAGAACTACTGCCTGGAGCGCTACGGGCTCGGGGACTTTCGGGACTTGACCGCCGAGCAGGTGCAGGTGGCGCTCGCCTGGGTCGATGACCTGGAACAAGGGCCGCCCGGGCCATGAGGCGCCGGTGCCTGTGGCCCGGGTGCGCACAGCGCACCGCGAAGCTCGATCTCGTGTACTGCCATCAGCATTACGGGGCGCTCACCGATGAGCTGCGCACGCGGCTGTACCGAGCTCGGGGCGGCGCTGACTGGATGGCTGCGCTGGATGCCTGTCAGGCATACGCGCGCGAGGTGGAGAGGTGGGCGAAGCGAGACGTCACAGGAGGTGCCCAATGTTGATTCTGACGAGACGGCCCGGTGAGCTGATCAAGATCGGCCCCGATATCGAGGTCGTGGTCTTGGGGGTGCAGGGCCAGCAGGTGCGCCTCGGGGTGGCGGCGCCGCGCGAGGTCGTGGTCGATCGGCAGGAGGTGGCCGAGCGCAAGGCCGCCGGGCTTACGCGGCCGTTGCGGCGATGATCATCTTCCTCGCCCTGGTCGCGGGTTTCCTGGTCGGCCGCGCGTGGCGCGTCGCGGGCCTGCGCGATGCGCTCAAAGATCAGTGGGAGGTCGGCTTCGAGGCGGGCGCCCGTGAGCAGAAGCGCCTCGATCGGGAGGAGGCCGAGTGGGACCGGGAGTGCGCTATTTCTGGCCGGTGAGCCGCTTCCACGCCTTATAGACCCCGGTCTGGGTCATCTGGCTCGTGTCGTGCTCCTCGACCTTGATGCTCGGCTCGCGCGGGGTGTGCTGTTGTTGCACGGGCACCTTGTACGGCGGGATACGCGGAGGAGGCTCGCGCCGCTGCCACGGCCATCTCACGGCGCCGAGTCGCCGTGGAACTTGATCTCGCCGGCTTCCAGGTTCCAGTGCCCATGGCACACGCCGTTCACCACCCGAACCGAGGGCGAGTAGCCGAAATTCTCAATGCTCGTGCCTGGCGCGCTCTGCCAGTTGGGCGGGATGCTGCTCTTGAAGGGCACCCAGATGCGGTGCTCCTTGCCGTTGCGCTTGCACTCCGGGCAGTCGTGCTCGATCCCCCAGGCGTTGTGCACGGTGGCAGGCTCTTCGGGGTTGCGCAGTTGCGGGCGCAGGTCGGTGAGCTTCATTTCGGCGCCGGCACCCGGCAGACGTACGTGATGTAGTCCTGCAGGCCCGCTACTTGGGCGTCGGCTTCGTGACCGACTGACACGAGGGGTCGGCCGATGTCGGGCCCTGGCAGAGAATTTGCAGGACCTGGTGCTGGTACTGCGGGGGCTGCATCAGGGAGGGGTCGGGAGGCGGGGGTTCGAGGCACGCAGGCGGCGGGCGGACCGTAGAGCACGCGGACAACAGGAGCAGCGATAGGGTCCAGGGCCGCGGCGGCCAACTGTTTAGCCTCGAGGTTGATCCGGGTCGCATCGGTTTGCTCCTGTTCAGTATTTTCTGCATTGCGTTTAATCGTCGCCTTGGCCGCGGCGAGCTGCGGCTGTAAGCGCCCGACATAGAACCCACCGGCGAAGAGCGCGATCGCAAGCACGAGGGCGAGGATCACCTTCACGGTCATGCGGAGTTACCAGGCAAGTTCGAGGTGGCGATCTGGGCCTGGAGCTTGTCGAGCTCGCGGGTGAGCCACTTCACGCGCTCCTTGCTCAGGGTGGTCTGCATGCGCATCTCATCGACGATGTGCGAGATCTGGTGGCGCGCGGCCTCGAGCGAGCGGGCGGAGGTCTCGAGGGCCTCGAGCATGGACTTCGTGTCCTTGATGTCGATCCCCAAGCGCTTGGCGCGCTCGAGGAGTCCCTGTTCGGTCATGGGTGTCCTTTCACGAGGAGTGCGATGGTGGCGCCGGCGACGATCTCGACCGCACAGAGCATGAGCACCCCGCGCACCAGCCACACGAGCCCCTCGACGCGCTCGGTGAGCACCGCGAGCTCTTGGTACCAGTCGCGCTGGCGCTCGAGCTGCGCGGCCATCTTATCGACATTGGCGAGGAGGGCGCGGCGTTTATCCTCGGCCGCTTCTTTCAGGACGAGCGCCTTCAAGTCGCGCACCGTGTCGGTGTACTCGTTCCGTCGGGTCATTCGCCCCGCCGGTCCCGATCGTTGTAGTGACCAATCGCCGCGACCGTCGCCCCGAGTACGATGAGTCCCACGTGCTCGCGCATCGTGATCCCCATCTCCACCGAGCCGCCAATGACCCCGAGGTACCCCGCCACCTTGGTCCGATTCGACCACACGAAGGTGCCGGCCCGGTCGCACCGCGCCTTGATCTCTTGCCACCATTGCATGGCTCACAGTTTGAGCGCATCCCTCACCAGGGTCTGCGGCGTGCATCCCACCCAGGTGCAGACGTTTGCGAGGTAGCGCGCAGAATCGTTCTCGTTGGGCGGGGCGTAGCAGTCCTCGATCATCTGCTGAACAGTGAGGCCCCGCTCGGAATAGAGCGAAAGCTGCCGTTCGAGCTTCGCCCACCCATCCTCAGGCGTCGGGAAGGAGCCGACCGCATCGGGCTCGCCGGGCGGGTGCGTCTCATCCGGCGCGTGACGCAAGTCCCCGGGATTGTTGTTGCGGGTGGGCAGGTCCCCAGGGATTCCGAACCCCTCCTCGCGGGCGATCGCCTGGGCGAGCTTGCTGTCGAGCACGATCGCTTCAGCGCCAGAAGATGTGGCCGGCAAGAAGCGCGGTCGCCGCCGAGAGCCCCGCGGCGATCACCGTGACGTGCTTCTCATACCAGGTCTTCGCCTCGCTCTCGAGCGCGGCGATACGCGCCTCCAAGAGTCCGTACAGGCTCGTCGCTGGCGCAGGCGCTGGCGCTGGCGCCTGAGTGGAGGTCGTTTCGGCCATGGTGATCTTCTCCTTGCGAGTTTAGTCGGTTTTCAGGCGGTGTCCGGGAACTCGACGTACAGCCCATCGATGGTGATGTCCGAGGCGGTAGCGGTCCCGGTCGCCGTGACCGACAAGGTGTTGGTGTTCAAGGTATTGACCGACCCTGCGCTCGAGTTGCTCAAGGCGATCGCCCCGTTGAACGCCCCGTAGCAGGAATAATCGGCGAAGCCTGCCGTGCCGGCCACGGCGCAGGTCACGATTCCGTCGATATTCCACTGCGCCGCGGACGAGGCGCCGGTCAGGGTTCCTAAAAGCGCCAGGGTCCCGAACAGGATCGAAAGCTGCTTGTTGTCGGCGTTCGCGGCGGTCGTCCCCCAGACGCGAAACTTAAAGCAGGCGCGCGCGTAGTTGAACTTCGCCGGCGGGATCGCAAGAGCCATGTTCGCGGGCGTGGCGGTGGCGGAGACTTGCGCGGAGTTGTTGAGATACGGCAGATTCTCGCGCCCCACCTGGGTGGGAAATGAGAAGCCCGATACATCCCACAGGTAATAGCTCTGGATGGTGTTCTTGCGCACCACCAGGGTCGCGGACTGGCTCCCCGACACAAAACCGATGCCGGTCGTCAGGGTCGAGTTGCCGCTCGTGTTCTTGTAGGCGGTGCCGACCGAGGCATTTAAGTTGTTGTTGATGTCGTTGCCGACGATCGTCACGTTGCCGAAGAGCGAGCCGCCACCGTCGACCAAGATGCCGTAACACACGGGCGACGGGGTGCCCGAGCCCGCCGCCGCGGCGTAGCCGACGTTGTAGATCGAGTTCGAGCGGATCGAGAGATTGTTGCCGTTGCCGATCTCGATCACCATGCCGTTGCCGGTGACGTTCCAGATCTCATTGCCCGACACCATGGTCGCATACGGCCCGATGGTCTGGCCGAGCTGAATGCCGTTCGAGCCCGAGGAGTACCCGGCGCTCCCGATATCCGAGATGGTCACCCCCTGGATGGTGGTCGCATAGCCTTCCGAGAGCGTCGAGTTGTAGTCGGTCCCGATGCCTCCCTGGCCGCAGCGGCGCACGGTACCCCCCTGGATCGTGAGCTGCGCCGTGCCGTGCTCATGCCCCAGGCCCCAGACATCATGTACATGACAGTCTTCGAACACGAGATCGCTGGCCGAGGCATAGCAGTTGAAGCCGTCCTCCTGGCAGTAGCGGGCGATGCAGCCGTAGAAGCGCCCGCGCTCCAGGGTGTAATAGACCGAGGAGACGGTGGCCCCGCCGATGATGATGCCCGCCATCGGAAAGCCCTCGGCGATCACGTTCCTAATCGTGGCATCGGTGATGTTGTAGCCCGGCGGCCCCGAGCCCCCCTGATAGGTGCCGGCGTGGAAGTTCAGGCCCTGGATGAAGGAGCTCGCATTGGCGGCGCTCCCGGTCGAGAAGGAGAGCGTGAAGGGGGCGACCGGACCGGTGATGCGAAAGTCCGCAAGCGTCAGGTTCGACTGCGTGCCGCCCCAGGGCTGTACATTGACGATGGCCAAGGCCGAGGGCACCACCTGCGAGACCGAGATGCTGGAGATGATCTGCGAGGTGACACCGACCCCGGTCATCGAGAAGTCGGACTTGGTGATGACGAAGGCGCCGGTCCCGGGATTGGGAAGCGAAAGCGTTGAGTTCCAGGTGGGATACACGATCTGGTTGAGCAGGAACGTGCCCGCCGGAATGGTCATGAAGCTGTTGGCGTTGTGCGCCTGCTGAAAAGCCGAGGTCGAATCCGCAATGCCCGTGGGGTCCGCCCCATAGCGCAGCACGTTGCCGTAGTAATAGCCGTAGTTCGTCGGCGTCACGCCCGCCGCGGTCTCGGCCGCGCTGATCGGATAGAAGGGCTGGCTCTGGATCGACACCAGCTGCCACTCGCTCGTTGCCGCCACCCACTCGAAGCGGTACAGGCCGTTCGCCTGCAGCATGCCGGAGGCCATGGCATTGCCGCCGGGCTGCACCGCCGGGTAGCCGGCATCGCCCTGGAAGAAGATCTCGGTGGCGCCCGTGTTGGTGGCCGCAACGTATACCTCGAGCTTGAGACCATCGTACTTCTGCGCCGGGTACTGACTCCCCGAGACGGTGACATTGTTCGCGGTGCCCGAGTCGAGCGCCTTGACGAAGCCCATGGGGTCCAAGAACTGCACCGGGCTTCGCACCTTGTAAGGCGTCCCCTTGTAGGTGTAGGTGAGGATGTAGGCCCCGTCGGGGGCGAAAAAGCTCACTTGGCCGGTGATGTCGGCCGACACCACCGAGCCTGCGATCGGGGAGACCGTGCCGTTGCTCGAGTAGATCGTGGCGGCGCCGCCGCCGGGGTAGGCGGTGACCGTGACGGTCGCGCCCAGGAGCGAGTTGCCGGAGTCATCGGTCAGGGTGTCGAAGAACTGCAGCATGTCAGTAGAGCCTCGTGAGGAGGAGACAGCTCCCCGCCTGCATGGTGGTCGGGTTCGCGCTCGAGGAGTCCTGCGCAAACTGCACCTGAAAGGTGCCGTTGGCGGTGATGTTCAGGATGAAATCGACGTTCACCTCATCGCCCGTCGTATCGGAGATCGCCGCCGCGGTGAACGCCGTCCCGATGGTGAAGTACTCGACCGCGGCCGAGCCGTTCGAGCTTGCGAGCCCGACGCTCGAGGTGTTGCCGCCCAAGGATCCGGAGAAGGTGAAATTCACCTTGTAGCCCTGGCCCGTGCCTGAGCCCCCGAGGAGCGCGAGGCGCGCCTGCACCAGCATGCCGATGGTGCCCGAGAGGTTGAACAGGAGCTGCGTGTCGTTCACGAGCACGGTCGAGCTCGCGACCGACTGCGGGGCGGTCTTGGTGATGACGTGCGGCACGCCCATCTGCACCATGCGCAGCCAGCGTCCCGCGCTCGCGCTCGCCACGCTGTTCGGCTTCAAGACCGTGAGATTGTCATCGCTCAAGGTCGAGGTCGGCACCCAGATGAAAGGACCGCCGAAGTTATCATCCACCTGCGCCTGGCCCTGCATGATCGCTGTCAGCACCTGCCCCGAAACCAAGGAGGGGGCGTTCGCGGCGCGCACATCGCCGAACACGTCATAGGTCTTGACGGCATTCGCGACGTAGTCGACCCCGCCCGCGGGCCCGGAGCCCGAGGAGGTGGTATTGACCGGACTTGCGAGCTCGGTGGCGAGCGAGCTCGACTGATTGGTGAGATCTCCGATCGCCGACATGTTGTCGAGCTGATCCAAGAAGTTCCCGTTCTGATCGTAAGCGACGAACTTGACGATCGTGCCGCCCGGCACCCAGAAGGCCACCGGCGCGCCGGAGGAGCTCACCGGGCGCCCGGTCGAGGAGAGAGTCAGCGGGTTCGCATTTGCCACCGTGCCCGTGTTGTCGGTGTAGGTCGTGACGGGGGTCGTCGTGCCGCCCTCGTAGGTGTAGATCGCGCCCTGCTGCGCCATCACCCCTAGGTTCGTGAACCACTGCAGGATCACCGACATCGGCAGCATGTAATAGGTCGTTGCCATCTACTCGTACTCCCAGTCGGTCGCGATGCCGTGGCGCTTTAACTTCGGGATCTCGGTCTCGAGCTTCTCGCCGATGTCATCGCGGTAGATCATGTTCGGCACGTGCAGGTCTTTGAGCGTGTCGTAGGCGCGCTGGCAGGCGCGCTTGACGCTCTTGCCGGTGCCGGTCACTACCACGAGATAATCGCCGGTGGTGGTCCAGGTCGGCTTGGTCGTCACCTCCTCGCCGGCCATCACCGGCTGCGGGGCAATCTTCACCGCCTGGGGCGACAAGTACGGCAGGTTCTCCCGGGTCACGCCGTAGATCGGGATGCCCTCGACCTCGGCTTTGGTGAGAGTACTGTACGGATAGTCAGGCTGCGCGAGCACGATGCCGCAGGCGTGCCGGGTGGCGGCTTTGAGGGTGTCCTTGCCGTTGCAGGCATCGAGCATCCACTCGACCGGGTCGCCTAAGTGGGTCTGCCACATGATGTTCGCGGCGGGCCAGCCTAAGCGCGTGGTAAATTCCAGCGGCCAGCAGCGCCCCTCGTCGTCCACAATGCAGTTCACGTCGATATCGCCCAAATGACCGATCGCGACCAGCTTTTCCTCGAGCGGTGCAAGGACCTCCTGAAACAGCTTCGATTCGCCGGCGGTGTACTTCATTACCGTACCGGCCTCGCCGCAGTTGGGCCCGCAGTTGCCGGAGAGGAGCTTCTTAAATTCGAAGTTCTCGTTCGGGGGGCCGACCCAGCCGTGGGTGCCCATCCATCGGGAGACCCCGACCTCGATGCCGTCAATCACTTCCTGCAGCATCACGGGCCCCTTTGGGTCCATTTTCAGCTTCTGCCAGCGCTCGAGGCGGGCGATGAGGTCCGCGGCCGACTTGCCGACGTAGCTCAGACTCTTGTCCTCCTCGTCTCCGAGCGTCTTAAAAACGAACCGCCCGCCCGTCTTCCGCACGTGAGCTTCCGCCTGCTCCAGGGACTTAAATTCCTGGGCGGTTGGAGTAGCGATGCCGGCGGTCTTGAAGAACTCCATACCGCGAGCGCGGTCAATCTCGAGCGCCGCTGACTTGGCCGAGGGGCCAAAGACGCGGATCCCTTCCTTACGCAGGTGATCGAACTTCGGGATGAACTCGTGGTTGCCGGTCGGCACGATGAGATTCGCCCAGCGCGCGTGCTCGAGCCAGCTCTTGACCCGCTCGACGCCCTTGAAGCCGTCCCCGGTGGTCGGGTGATTCTCCTTCGAGTACCAGATCTTGACCTCGTGGCCCGCCTTCGCGGCGCGAATGCCGAGCGGTAAGCCTTCCCCGACCGAGTCCATGTTCACGATCAGCACCTTCACGGCTCACGGCTCTGGGTGGGCCCCAAGGCCCCGACATCGCGCGCCGCGCGCAAGGTGGTCAAGCGCGCGCGGGTGGCGGCGTTTCGCGCCGCGGCGCGCCGCTCGGCCTCCTCGGCCGCGCTCTGAAGCGGGGTCTTGACCGCCTCGTCAACCTCGCGCGCCGCCTTGCCGCGCTCGGTCAGGGACTTCACCCCCTCTTTCACGCCGCGCGCGAGATTGCCGAACGGGATGTAGTGCGCGAGATGCTTCTCGGCGAGCACCAGGGCATTGGGAACAGTGCCCGACTCGGTCACCCGGCCGGCAGGCTCGGTGCGAGTGATCTTGGCCGCGCGCAAGATCCGATAGAGCTCATCGGTGGTCGATTTGCCCAAGATCTCGGTCAGCCGATCGCGCCCGACCGCATTGATCCCCTTACGGAGCGCTGCGGCGGTGAGTACCTGGCGCTCCGCCTCATCGGTCGCAACGACATTGCGGGCGTCCTCCAAGATGCGGTTCACGGTCTCGCCTTGCAGGTCGCGCCAGGCACGGCGGCCCTCGAAGCGCGCGGCCTTATCCCCGCCGGTGAGGAGTGAGCGCTTGACCTGGCGGATCTGCTCGATCGAGCCTTTGGCAATGGTCTGCGCGGTCTTCTCGAGGGCGAGGGAGCGATCGCCCGCCTTGTTGGTCACGAGCTTTTTGATGATCCCCTGATCCTTGAACTCCGCCTGGTGCTCCCGATACGCCTTGTTGGCCGCTTTCCAGGCCTTCGCCCCTTCCGGGACCTCCTCCATGGCCTTGTCGATCGCCCGCACCACCTGGCCCGCGTAGTAGCCGTCCGTGCCGCCGGCGCGCGCAATGCCGCCCGCCTTCTCGCGCAGGTCATGGAGCTCTTTCAAGGTCGCGTTCTCAAGCTTCGGGACCTCGCCCTCGGGAGTCTTGAGTGTGCGGGCGGCGCGCGAGAGCCATCCCTGCATGAAGCCTAAGTGCTGGATCTCTGGGTTCGCCTCGAGCATCTCGTGCAAGGGGGCGACCGAAACGCGTGCATCGGGCTCTGTCTCGCGCGCCTTCTTGTAAAGCGCGTCATAGCGGGCTTTGCTCGCTTTCGCCTTGGCGCGGATCGAGCCCTGCACCGAGCGCCCCACCTCCTCGGCGCCCTTGGTCGGAGCACGCACCGAGGGGCCCGAGGGGGCTCCCTCCTCGGCAGGGTCGTGCAATCCGCCGCGAAGCCCGGCTTTGCGCCCCCTCAGAATCTCCAGATTCGCTTGAATGTCTCGATTTGCTCGTATGTCCGTCTGCCGGATGGGCTCACCCGCATCCGTTTTCGAAGCGACCGCTTCTCGACGTAGGTCCGGACTGCTCCTGGTAAGTTTTGCCCGGGTGGTGGTGACGGGCACGCGCAGGCCTTTAAGGAGCGCCTCGCGCTTGAGAGCTTCGGGATCGAGACCGGAGAAGTCCCCGCTCTCGCGCGCAATCGCCGTGAGGCGATCCTTGATCTCAGCAGCCACACGAGTCCAATCAAGGCCAATGCTTCGGGCATAGCTCGCCGCCTTCTGCTCTGCCGCCGTTCCACGTGAAGCGGCCGCAGCCGCACTCTCACCCTCGCCGGCGCGTGCCGCCGCCCGCGCGGCACCCCCGGCCCCTGCAATCATCGGGAGCGCCTGGATCCCGGTGTTCACCCCTGCGCCTAAGACCGGCGAGCCCGTGACTTCGGCCGTCTTGCGCCCGGCGACGTCCGCCGCTTCGCCTAAGAGCTTGAAAGGCGCCGAGATCGCCCCGGTGATGCCCGCGCCGATCGCGCTCCTCGGCGTATAGGCGGTGGCGCCTTGCACCTGCGCCACCCGATCCGCCGCACTCATGCCGGACCGGGCGCCCAAGCCTTCAGCCCCCAAGTTGTAGGCTCCCTGGCCGATCCCCGCGAGGCCTCCCGCCACCGATCCCACCACCCCGCTCCCGGCGGCAAGCGCCGCATCCGCAATCGCGCCCGTCGGGCTGGCGTTCACCGCCCGGGTCCAGCGCTGGTCGAGCACTTGCCCGACCGAGGGCTGCGCCGCTCCTGGAGCTTTAGCGGCGGTTTTAGGAGGGGTCTTTGCTGCACCTCCCTCGCCCTTGGTCAGGTCGGCGACCGTCGCGTCGAGTTGCTCCTGCGTGTCGAAGGTGACGCGCGCGCGGCGTCCGTCGGGGAGGGTGACGAGAGCGATGCCCATATCAGCCGATGATCTCGACCGTGGCGCCCGAGGGGTGCTGGTACTTGGCGCCGGGCTTCAATTGCGCACCGGTGACTTGGGCCGGTGGCGGGCCGCCCCCGCCGCCCGTGCCGGGGATGGAGCTTCCTGAGGTCTCGGCGATCGAGCGGTCGGCCGCCTCGCGCGCACCGGCGGCCTCTTCCTTGACCGACTGCACCAAGGTGTGGATAGCCTGATCGGAAAGCCGCTGGTCGAACAATTCGTGGATGTGCGCGCGCTTCTCGGTGTCGGTCCCGCCACGCGCGGCGAGCTGGTCGTAGGCGTTGTTGAGGGCGTTGAGCTTCGCCTTCAGGCGCAGGAGCTTGGGGTCTGAGAGCTGCTTCTCGCTCGCCTGGCGGATCTGGTTTAGGGTGAGACTCACCCCGCGCGGCAGATCCTTCGAGGCCTCGAGCACCTGATCGCCGAAGGTGTCGAGCTCGTTCGCGGCGAGCGAGACCTTGCCGATCTGCCCGCCGGCGGTCGCGGCCGCCTTGGTCTCGGCGGTGAGCTTGAGCTTGCCGCTCTTGATGCCCTCGGCGATCTCATCGGGGCTCAAGTCCGGGTGCTTGCGCAAAAGGCCATCGAGGGTCGAGCGGATCTGCGCCTGGGAGCGCAGGCCCGCGGGGAGTGAGACGTTCTTGTCGGCGAGCGAGGCGAGCAAGTTCGACTCGGTATCCGTGAACCCTTGGGCTTTCGCCTTGGTGGCGGTCTCCATGGCGAGGTCGTGGCGCTCTCGTTCGTCTTCGCTCCGCTCCTTCGTTGCCTCGCCCTTCGCCTGCGTGTCAGCCTTGAACTGTTCGAGGCGCTGCTTGATTTGCGCCTGGCCCTGCTTCGATTTGGCCTCCCAAGACTCAAGCGTCGCGAGCGTGAAGGGCTGGGAGCTCACCATCTTCAGCTGATCGTCGGGAAGCGCGGGCTTGCCGTCAGGAAGGCGCTCGGCACGCAAGGACTGGATCGCCGCCGGCATGCGCTGCGTGATGAGAGCGTTCACATCCAAGTCCGACCCGCCGTTGTTCTTGAGCTGCCGCGCCTCGGCGATCACTCCATCCAAGGTCGAGACGATCATGTCCTGGCGCTTCTCGGCGAGGGTGTACATCTGCAGCTGCTGGGCAATCTGCCCGGACTGGTACTGCTGGCCTTGCTTGAGCAAGTCCATCGAGGCGCGCGGGGAGACCTTGTTCACCCGGGCGGCGGTCGCGGCGAGGCCCTCGGGGGTCGAGTAGTCGGAGTCCTTCAAGATCGCCTTGACCTTGGCCGCATCGGCCGCTTCTTCCTTGGCGGCGCCCAACTGCAGAGCGTTCAATTGATTGCGATCGGTCATCTCCTTGAGCGCCATCGCCTTGCCAATGGAGCCGGGGACGTCGGCCTGGTTCTGGCTGATCGAGAGGATGTTGCTCGCGGGGACGGACATGATGTTCTTCCTTTAATACTGCGGCACTTCGGGTGTGGGCGGCACATAGCTTTGCTGCCAGCCCGCCCCGCCCCCGCCGATCGAGCCGTAGGGTGCGGCCTGGGCGTTCAAGGCCTGCAGCGCCGAGAGCGTCGTGTAATTGTTGATGCCGGAGCTCGCCGTGTTGGCAAGGCCCGCCGCGGTCGCCGAGTCAATCGCCGCCAAGTTGTTGCCCTGGCCGATCGCGATGTTGCCTAAGTTCGAGGCCCCCTGCTGCACGTTCGCCGCCTGACCGGCCGCGGCGGCTTGACCCAAAGTCACGGCGTTGCCGGTGTTCGCGACCGCGTTCTGATAGGTCTGATCGGCGAGCCCGGTGTTGTACTGATCGAGCGCCGCCAAAGTATTGCCCGATACGCCGCCTTGCGCGCTCGCGGCATTCAAAATCCCCTTCTCGCCCTGCGCCTGGGTGAACTGATACCCAGGCGTCGCCTGCAGCGCCGCAAGCGTCGTGTTGGCATTGGCGTTGGGGCCGATCCCTAAAAGCGCCTCGTACTGCGGGAGCGCGGTCGTCCCTAAGCCTCGGTAGGGCGCGGAGAGTGCGGCCTCTTGCGTCAAGGCGCTTTGCTGCTCGCTCGCGGCCGTTTGCGCGGCCTGGGTGGTCGCGCCGGCGGCCTCGGAGCCTGCGACCGCGGTACCGGTGGCCGCGACCGCGGCGCCGGCAATGACTGCTGCTGCGACCATGAGCGCTTATCCTCCCAGCCACTGCGTGTAATAGACATCCGCCGGCTGCATCTTGAGCTCCTCGAACACGCGGCTTGCATCCTTGTGCCACTTCGAGCCCGCGTACCAGCGCTTCACCCCGCGCCGTATCGCTTCCTCGCGCACGGCCTCAAAGAGCTGCAGGGCCAGCATGTGGGCCTCCAATTGCGTGAGCGACTCTTGATCGCGGTACTGCGGGTGCAGCCAGAAAATATCCTGCTGCAGCGTCAAACACCCCTTGGAATGAAGCGCGGTGTCGACCATGCCGACGAAGTAGGCAATCACCTGGCCGCGATCGCGCAGCACCACGCACAGGATCTTGCCCATCTCCTCGAGCGCGAAGTACTTGGGATAATCAGGGTCGAGGCCGACCTCCTCCTGGTGCAAGGCGAGCTCGGCGTGGTGCTCGCCGAAGTGCGCCTTGAGCTCCTCCATGTTGTCCGCCAGGCGCTCGATGTGGGCGGTGATCATGGCGCGACCCTCGCAGGGGCGGTGGGGAGCTCGCCCAAGCAGGAGGGCGCGGAGAGCCGAATGTCGCAGATCATGTGGATGCGATCATCGGCGGAGTTGTTGATCACTTCGTGCTCGAGGAGGTTCTGAAACCAGAAGACGAGTCCGGGACGGAGCGCGAAGTGCTCATCGCCGCAGCGAAAGTCCACCCCGGGGAGCGCGGTCAGCACGAAGTGATAGCGCTCCCAGTAGGCGGCGTGCGCGGGGGTATCGGCGTGCGGATAGATGCGCCCGCCGGCACGGAGCTTATTGATCATGACGCGCCCGAGCCGCTCACCTTGCACCCGCGCCATGAGATCGAAGATGAGCGGCCGCGCCGCGGGCAGGTGGATCGAGCCGTCCATCCACACGCACTCGTGGCTGTCGCGGCTCGAGCGCTCGAGCTCCGACACACTCGCCGGCGGGAAGCGCACGAACACGGTCTCGGTATCGCCGAAGGGGCCTTGCGGATAATCGCGCAGGTACGTATCGGCCTTCCAGAGCTGCGGCTGGCGCAGCAGTTGATTTAAGAGCGGCGCCGGATCGAAGGTGCAGATGGGCTGAAAGTTTCTCATACGGGCGTCCCCGTCGCATTCACCCACACGGGCGAGGAGCCGGGCGTCTTGCACCACACCGGGTAGCCCAAGGTGGTATCGAACCAGAACTGCCCGACGTAGAGGTTCGTCGTCGGCCGCGCACTCGTAGGCCCTGAGCTCGAGCTCGCCTGCAGGATCTGCTGCGCGATCGAAAACCACCCCGCCCAGGGCGGGCTCGTGCGCGCAAGCGCCATGCTCGGAAGGCCTCCCAAGGGCGAGCTCATGCACCCCCCGCAAGCGCGCGCACGCGCGTGATGGCGGCGCCGGCGGCGACGACGAACTTGACCGGGTCGGTCATCCGGAGCCTGAAGGTCAAGCCCCGCCCCCGGCCCCAGCGGCGGGTATTGACGCGCGTCACGTACTGGCCGAGCTGACCTAAAGGCACGATGCGCTCCGGCCCGAAGTTGCGCGCATCGCGGGCGCGCTGGATCATCACGTTCGGCGCATAGCCCTGAAGCGCGGGATTGGCGAGGCCCACCCCGGTCTCCATGTCGAAGTACAGCTGCCGGCAGGAGAGGATGTTGAAGTCCTTCAAGAGCACCGGGGTCACGAGCTCGCGCGGGATGATGTTGCCGTTGTCCTGATAGACCCCGGGATTGGGGTTGTACAGGTTCCCGTTCTGATAGTCCGCGATCCAGGTCTTGCCGTACCCGGTGGTCGAGAACTGCCCGATGTGCCGCTGCGCAATGCCCCAGGCCTGAAGGCCCGTCTGCGTCTCGGCCCAGAGATCCTCGGTCGCATCGTAAAGGAGCGAGCGGCCGAGCCCCAAGTTCGCGCTCGGGAAGGTCATCTGCACGAACTTGTGCGAGCCGTCCTGGTAGGAAAGCATCGTGCAGTCCGACACCTGCGCCTCGCGCGCAATCGCCTGGATGATCCGGTCGACGTCCGGGGTGGAGACCACCTTGACCGCAAAGCCCTGGATGCGCGCGACCTGATAGCCCCCCTCCTTGGTGTAGCACAGGAACACGATCGAGTCCCCGATATGCGCGCGGCCGAAGACGGCGCCTAAGCCGTACTCGGTCGCCGAGTTGGTCACGTACTGAAAGGGCTCCTGCGTCGCCCCGACGTTTTGCCAGAACTCAAGGTGCTGGTAGCTGAAGGCGACCACGAAGCCTGACACCGCATCGACCGCGACGATCCCGTCCGGGTACTGCACGGCGGCAAAGAAGGAGAGGCCCCCCCAGGTGGTGCCGTCGTTTAAGTTCGAGACAAACACGTTGTTCGTGCCCGGATCCTCGGCGAGGAAAAACCCGTTGCACTGGGCCAAGGATTTGGCCCCGTTCGGAAAGCTCCCGCCGACCGTCACCAGGGCATTGGTGGTCGGCGTATAGACGTACCCGCCGTTCCCATCGACCACCATGATCTGGGTGGTATTCGCCGCCATCGAGACATTGCCGGCGGAGGTGCCGATGATGCCGGCCAAGCTCGTCACCCCGGCCGAGCTCACCGAGAGGAGCTGATTGCCCCCGACGGTGTAGAGGTAGCTGTTCGAGCCCAAAAGCCCGCGGTTCGGGCCGTTCGAGGGCGTCGCCACGGTGAAGGCGTAGGCCATGCCGGGGGTGCCCAGGAGCACCACGGGGCTTCTGTCCTGATCTTTCCGCACCTCGATGTAGCAGTTCAGGCGCCGCTGGCGGGTGATGATCGGGGAGTTGGCGTATATCCCTTCGCCGAAGATCTTGATGCGCTTGAGCTTCGCGGTCATGGCGAGTAGGGGCTCTCGGCATTGGGCTCAAAGTACACATCGGTCGTCGCCGGATCCCCCTGGCGGGCGACGGTGAGCGCCTCCTGGTAGTTCGCCTCCATGATCTGGGTCCACTCGCAGTCGAACATCGGCGCGATTTTCTTGCCATGGCCCCAGCACAGCGCATCGAACCAGGACTGCGGATAGTCGACCGCATCGCCGGGATTCACGAGGTCCTGGACCGGCGAGAGATACACGCAGTGCAGGTGCTTGGTCACATCCTGGGCGCCCCCCACATCGAGATAGAGAATTCCGTTCGGCGTCTGATTGCTGAACTGGCTCTCGTAGAGGATCGCGGTGGGGTCCGCGATGTTGGTGGAGGCGGTCTTCGTCGGCAGGCTCTCGTAGCGCTCCGTGGTCATGAAATTAAGCGGGGTGTCGTTCGCGTAGATATCGCGCAGCACGCAGGAGATCATCGCCAAGGGCCGGCGCGCCTTCGTGGTGTAGTTCCAGACGTAAGCGCCCGAGCTCGCGGCGCCGGAGAGCGGGAGGGCGAGACCCGCGGTGAGCGTCACGGAGTTCAACGAGCTCACCGTGGTCCAGAAGATATCCGACCCCACCACCACCCCGATGTAATCCCCGATGTTCATCTGCGTAACGGCCGCGCAGACGATCGATGAAGCCCCGCTCGCCGCGTTCGCAGTCAGAGTGCTCTGGCCAAAGCTCTGCGGATAGGCGAGCCCTGCGGTCGAGTCGACCCAGTTATCGCCGTTGAGCCCCAAGTTGTAGGCGAACTTCGAGTAGCCGAGGAAGAGGTCCGCCCGCTTGCGCGTCCACATCTTCAGGCCCGGTGCGAAGTCGGTGTTCCCCATCCAGGTCTTGACCATCATGTTCAGGCGAAACGAGCAATCGGCGTACTCCTGGGCAGTCGGCTGCTCGTAGGGCTCGAGCGCGCCGATATCGAGCATCGCCTGGCGAATCACCTGGTACTGCGTGCAGCTGAAGGTGTAGCTCCCCGAGGTCGACGGGGTGAAGGGCGAGGTCAGCAAGTTGATGTTGAGCGCGGTCATGCGAGGTGGGGGTTTAAGCGCTCCGTCTGCAAGGTGCTGTAGATCGCATCGCGAATTGCATGCCAGACCGCCGTGCCATCGAGATCGGCCATGCACTGAGCTATGCCGCGCTCTTTGTCCTGCTTACAGAACTCCCAGCTGTAATGCA